ATATTTAAAAATAATATCAATTGCGGGTCACACAGTACCACACTGCGCAACCCAAAATTGACGTTTATAGAATCACGTTCCACTAGCTCATAACAATTGAATGATATACATAGCTGTGGGGCGGGATCAAAGAGTTGATCTCGTCTTTCGTAAAATAATCATTTATAACTGGGCTCTCTTTTAATAACCTAGATAAATAATTATAGTACTCGTAACCCCATAAAGAAGCAAAGCGCAAAGCTTCATGGATGTTTGTACAAAATTGGTTTAAATCGACTTCCGCATTTCCTTTTGGCTTGTAAAAAGTTAACTGATTTTGAATTGTTTTCTTATCTATCCCAGGAACATACATATGAGGATTGACATTATTAACAAAATTTCTTTTTAAAAAAGTAATTTCATCAAATCTGTCTTCAGGAGTTAAATCAGGTGACTTATCTGGCATAGTTGCTTTCATCCCAAAAAGAGATGCTGTTTTTGCTACTTCAATTCTATCAAATTTATCTGTTAAATTATTGTAATAACTATTAGTATTTGCTTTTACACCGCAAAGATTATCATCACCCATAAATACTGCTATTATATCTCTACCTAAACACTCTAATGGAATATCTAACCTAATACATGTCAGAGCAAAAAGGATTGTATTAACTATGATGTTTGAAATTGTGGTCATACCACATGGAACGCCAGATGGAAGGCCATGATGATCAGTGTATACAATATCTTTATATATATGTTGAGTATGTATACACTCCCACCATAGAACTCTTCTTATCTGACACTCTTCTTCAGTAGCACCATAAGATAAATACCAATCATTTATAGCTTCAATCATGATTTCATGGAGGATTGGAGGAATTGAACTATCATATGCTGTATAATCTATACCGAACACCCTCTTACAATCTTTTAACTCTAACCCTAATTCAGGAAATAATTGAATTTCATCACAAGCCAATGCAGAAAATAATTTAGGTCCAGCGTTAACTGGATCTGTATATAAAAGTCGAAATGAACCAAAATATTGAGCAAACAATACCATATAGTCTAGTTGGAAATAATTGACTATTCTTGAACTACCGCTCTCTACTTTGGGAATTGTTCTTAGTTCATCTTTTACTGAATCTCCGCAAAATGAATCATCAGGCACCATGCTATTTCTAGCTAGTTCCAAACGATAATTAATTCGATCAGTCAAGACAGATTTAGGAGTATAGACTTTCAAACCTGGACGAGGTTCTATATGGGGATTTTCATTTAAGTATGAAACTGTATAAAAATCTTCATCTAAAACTTCTTCATCAAAAAATGGGAATTTACCTTTTCCAACTTTATTATAAATTGGACCAGCACTCTTGTTCATGAGTAACCCAGTTTCTCGAGTCCATTTTGTTTTCCAGCCTGAGTCAAAACCATTTACTACATCATAAATGGGTAGCACTCCTACCTCTCTGATCGGCGTACAATTCAGCCAAGTGTCAACTAAGAATTTTCTTATTTTTTTTATTGTTTTTGATTTTAAAGGATATTTCATTTCAAAAGGAGAATTTGTTTTATTAATCATTTTAGAATCAAAATTTTTTGGATCTACTAATCTTCTATCAAACCTATCTAAAACTGATTTATCATGAGTTGGTTCAAACATACCATATAAAGGACTTTTTCTAATTGCTGACTTACCAAAATTAAAACATGATTCTTTTTCTGTAGCTTTACGAACCCCAGTATAATAAAAAGGCTTACTCATATCAAAAACCCCATCTTGCTGATTTAAAATAGTATCGTCATTGTCATAGTTCTCATTCGCTCTGGTAATTGGATTAAAATGTTTTAATGCATGATCAACCATCTCTCTAGTGACGAATCCTCCACCACTAGTGTTTTTAGTACCGAACTGGTGTATCGCCATTATAACACTTCTATCCCCAAAATAATGAGAATTTTTGACAAGATAAGGAGCTCCACACATTCCTACTTCACCTGACAACCCACAACAAACTCTATTACTATATTTAATAATTTTGTGATTACCATCTGCTAAAGCTATCCTAACTGTTGCTGCCCTATTCGACCATCTGGTAACTGTTTCAATCATACTACTATTATTTACACTTGATAAAGTTAATCTAGACCCTGGTTGATTATCGATCTTATCTAAATTTTCGTGTTTAATAAAGAAATTTTTAATTGATTTAAACCCACTTAAAGACATACCTAATGAATAAAAGCAAACGTCATGGTTGGAAGGATCACTCCAAACACCATCTCCCAAATGTTCAGACATTTCTATTGGTAATATTTTACTATCATCAATAGCGAACTCAATATCTTGTCCTCTTTGTGGGAAAGACAAGATACAGGTGTCACCTTCTTCTGAACTTCTAAAGAAATGATATGGTAATAAAATGACACTTCCTTCAACAACGATTACATAAAGAAAATTACCAGTCCTAGTATTAAGAATTTTACCCAAATTATTAGTCACCCTAGAATGAATTTCTGTTGCATTTTGTTCGGTATGAACTGCAAAATCATTAGTCTTATGTTTACCTGGTGTAAATTTTATTCCCTTCCTACGAGGAGCAGTTGCACAACGAGGTTCATCATTGTACATCCTACTCTCTTCATCAGTCTGGAAATAAGGTTCATAACCATCTCTGACACTTTCATGTTTAGTAACATAATTTTCCATAGCTTTTGCAGTCTCTTTCCTAATTGAACCTGTCTTTTTGATGTCTTGTTCGGCACACTTCTTTAGATGTTTAAAAGTGTTTTTCCTAGTTTCTTCAAAACTCCAAGTACAATTAGGATCCCTATTAAATCCACAAATTTCTTTTAAATTTTCTTTAACAAACTTTAATTCACCTGTAAAAATAGTTGATACTTGTAAAACACTAACTACTGTCAATACCATTTGGAAACATATTAATAAACCCACTAAGTGTTTACCAAAGTCATTCTGAAATGTTATAGAATCCCAAATTACTCTTCTTACATCCGCCCAAATAATTTTAATCCCTTTAACACCTCTTTTGAAATTTGACCTCGCCCTATGATTAAAAGATGTTCCCCCGAATTCTTCAAAAGTACTACTCATTTCATCCCCGATTTCTGCCCATCTTATTAGCCAATTATAACCTGATTCAACACTCTCATGAAGATCCCTAGCATAACTTAAATCGGGATATAAACCCGTTGCATTTATTACAAATCTGAAAAAGCCCCTATCATAATTATCGAAATCACCATTAGTGTTGGCATACATTATTAAATTTAAAATTCTTTCATCCATTCTATGTAAATTTTCGAAATAATGATTACTAGTATTATCTATTAACCTATCTGTATCAAAATATAATTCTCCCTCAGACCAAGCCCTATGCATCTTAATAAAATAATTACTACTAGTTAAAAATTTTCTTGCAAATGTTGTATTAGCCTCATCTTGATCACCTCTATTTCTTTGTACATCAGTTCCATCAACACATCCTTCTCTACTCCTCTTACCAAATGCATCTTTGAAATACTCAAAAATGGTTCCTTGTTCTTCTTCTAAAAGAGACGAAAGATCCATTCCACAAGTATCCAGTGGTGCATTATGATAGTTTGGAGTATCTTTTAAGTTTTCATAGTACTGTTTAACTAACTCATCTATAATTTCACCTAAACTCCATGACTCTGTATGAGTTGGAACTAAACATCCACCATTAGCTGGTTTCAGTTCTAATCTCTTAAACTCATAGATTTCATCAGGAGTAGAGCCTTTAACTTTAGATTTATCTATAGTACCATCCGACTTAGCAAAACCCGGTCTTAATTTAACAGTAAAAGCATTTTTATATATACGACGTTCAATTGCTTCTACATTAGTATATTTCTTAGAACTTTGAATGTGTTTAATGTTACTTGTATAAATAATCCACGGAGATGTAAAATTTTTGCCCTTATCGTTCAAACTTGCCATATTCAAATGATGTGGATTATTACCTTCTAACAATAATACATCTTTTAGATCTTCTTGATCTGTTCTAGATCCGAGATCATCAAAAATTACCATTGCTTGATTTGCATAATCATCCCAAAAATTTGACTCTGGATTTCTATTATAAGTTGATATTTTCTTATTTAACCTAGCCCCTAATATTGTTGGAAAAACCCCTTGTGCTATAAATGTTTTACCTATACCTGTATCCCCATGTAAAAACAAAGAAACTGGAGCTGGTCTTGGTAAACCTTCCTTATTCTCTCGAATATGAGTAGCCATACCCAAAAGAGTAGAAGCAGCTTTACCAAATTCAGCCATTTTAATTTTATTTTGTCTAAGGAAAGGAGTTTGTTTAAGGAAAATAAAACAAAAATCGCGAATACTTAAAATATCTTGGATGACTTCAGGTCTACAAAGAATAGTTCCATAAGATAAATCTTTATACAATAAATAAATATGCATCATATCGTAACATTTGACATAATTTCTCTTAAACCAATCTGCTTCATTATCTAATTCAGGATTAATATATTTTTTATAAATTTTGAAAATTGCTGAAATAATTGATTCTATTAATTTACTCAAAGTTAAAACCCCACTACCTATCATAAAGAAATCTTTTAAACTTGAAAAATTTTTGATTGATTCACCCTTCTTCCATTTTAAAGTTGCTGACATCATCATAGTAAAAAGTCCTGCTAAAATTACTGAAACCCCATTAGCCATATCCCTATCTAATTCACCTTCAAAACCTGATTGTTCATTAAAAATTCTATTTTTAATACTTTCTGCAACCCCAGCCTTAATTAATTTTGAAAAACCCCTATGAGCCATTTCTGCTAAAATTTTATGATTGAAATTACTTTTAGGGAAAAATTTGTGAGTAATTGGAGATATAATACCATAGATCCAAGTCCATTGCCACCCCTCTTTAGGAACATATAAATTCAAAGTGTCATACAAATCACAAAAAAGGAAATCAAGGAAAGGAATAATACTCTTTTCATAACCACATTTAATCAAACTCTCTAAAATACCCTTTTCAGTTGCTTCAGTTAATTCCCCAGTTAAACTTTGATCATTCTTTTTAGGAGTTAAAGTATTCTTAATCAAACCCAAAATATCACTTAATTTAGAACTTAAATCACCCATTAACCTATTTGCATTCTCACTAGTTGAATTAACATTCTCAGACATCTTATCCGTATTTTTCTTTACACCATCTAAAGTTTCATTAAATTTTTCTAAAGTTGAATTTATATTAATTTGGAAAGGATCATTAGATATACTGAAAAGGTTTGAAACATTTTCAGTTAACTCTAACAATTTAGGTTGAAGATTTTCTACTAAAGACTCTACTTTACTACTTGTTGTGTTCACCCTATCCATCGTTAATGCTGACTTACTTGTTAAATTTCTTACATCTGCCAAACTATTTGCTATATTAGGTTGTAAATTTTCTACTAAGGAATTTATATTACTATTTGTTTCCCCCAATTGACCCATTAAAGTTGTAGCTTGACTTGCTGCTTGAGATATATCATTACTAACACCATCAAAAATTTGTTCATATTCTATCATACCACCTTGTTCTTTCTCTATACCAAGATCAGCCCAAATCTTACTCCATTTCTCATCCAGTCTCTTTCTCTCCCTACTATTATCTACCATCTGCTCTTCTGATCGATATTTCTTCATAAGATCTTCATAAGTAAGTTTTTTGTCTTTATCTCCGCCACTTTGCTCACTTTCTATAACACTTTCGTCAACTTCATCTTTTGCTGCTTTATCTTTCGTTTTAGACAAACAAGCCAAAAACTTAACTTTCTTTTTATCTCTTTTGAAAGGGGTTAAAGGTAGTTCTGTTCTTGGCTGGTTTCTCCTAGTTGATTCAGGTAAAAAGGTAACTCCATAATCTTTACCGAAGTAAATATGTGGAGCTCCTATAAACTCATTCAGAGTAAATCCTGGACCTGCTGACTGACATATAGTAATAAAATTTCGAGGAGTTTCGCCTTCTGGGATAGGAGATGATCGAACTATTAATGTAACTACACAATATTGAAAATATGTTGGTGATGGTAAATCTTTAGTTCCACCTTTTGATGATGCATTACTATAACAAATAGGAGAAGGAAGACAATTTTCTTTTCTATACCAAGGACAGGAATAAGTACACACTTGATTCAAGGATAAATTTTGAAGTATGGAATTGTCTGATTCTACAAGGGATGAGTATTCTGCAAAACTACTTTCATAAACTAATAAATTTCTAGGAGTATCTGCATTAATATTGTAATTTGCCCTAATAGCGACTGTTAAAGGAGTTGAAGTTGGTTCAGGATTCATAATCGTTAAATTTATACCCCCCTTACGCCAAGCGAAACATTGCATCAATGCTTCAAGAAAAGTAGTATCTATATAATAAACCTCTGAAGCGGGATTTTCTAAATTATATTTCTTAAGATAAACAAAAGGTAAAGGAATTTCTATTCTTGTAAATTCATAAGGTAAAATAATTGAATCATAAGGAGAGGTCTGAGAACATAGTGCTATTACATCTGAATGATCTTGATTATTAAAAGAAGGAGGAGCTAAACCAGAAGTGCTACCCAGGATGTCTACTTGAAATGTAGCACTATCTGACAAACCTTGTTCTAGTTCAGGAATAATTTTGCTTGGAATAGGAACTTCTTGCTTGTTAAACCAATAATGTGTCAACGATATGTCTCTTCTCTCTATAGGACTATAATATTCCATATCACTAGAAGAAACATATAAATTTATATCAACATTATTGACAGAGGAAATAGGAGCTACACGGAGAGGATTTACTACTATTATATACAACCAACCCAAAATATCCCCTAAAATTGTTTTAAATGGATGACCGTCTGACGGATTTGTCATATAAGGAGTTACATAAGAACATTTATTCCATTGATACTTTGAATTAAAAGGTACATTTATCCTAATTCTACGACTAGTTTGAATATTAAAATAAGTTACTGCATAATTTCCTAAATTTTCTATTGGATTAACAAGATTCAATTTCTTCGCGTTTGGTGGAGCAACTACTAATCCAAGAGTACCTCTTGTCATAGCATTTCCTACCACTTCAACATCAATATCAATTGAACCTCTATAAAGTTGGTGAAATTGAGATGTATAACCCATATTACTCATAGTTGCCCTAGGTCCATCAAAATAATCATAAACAGTTTGTCTTATCATCATTGAAGGATGTATTGGAACTTCAGATATAATCCATGTTCCAACTGGATTTACACAAGACCAATTTAGAGTTGCAACTCTAGATCTTTTAATAGTTATATCTTGTATACTTTCAATTAAACCAGTTGTTTCATTGACAATATCTTCAACATCATTTGTTCTCAAACCAACTACACAAGATGCTCTTTCATCATGAATTGCCGAAGCGTTCAAAGTTCCGATATCTTTTGTAATTGTTCTTTGAATAGTACATTTTTTACCAATAGCATTAACAACTGCACCTGTAGCAGCTCCAACAGCGGCAGTGCCAATGGCAGCGCCAGCCGCAGGAGCAGCTGCAGAAGCAGCTGCTAAAGCAGCAGATCCAGCTGTGGCCGCAATAGCCAAAACTGCACCCTGCTCTTTAGAACCATTAGTATATGTAATATCCCTTTTGATAGTTTGAAATTGAACATCTGAATTTTCTGCTTGACAATATAAACTGTAAGTTAAATTTCCTACGTCTGTTTCCCCCCTAATTGTAGTAAAAACCCTAGCCTCTAAAAGTCCATAACTCTGGTATAAGTCTTCATTAACCATTGATTCAGATGATGTATCAAAAGCTAATAAAGGATCATTAATTTTACCTACTATCAAAGAATTTAAAGCTGTGCTTGTTGGTACATCTAAAACTATTGTATTTTCATTTCCTACATCTAAAATTTGACAATACCCATCTACTACATTATCTCTAATTACATCCCAGTCTTCATTTGCATAAATTCCTTTAGCACCTGTAATACCCGGCCACCATATAAGTTGAATTTGTCCTACCAATTGCATTTCTGTTGGAATTTGAAGAGTAAATTTTAACCTATCACAATTATAATATTCATTCAATTCTACAATACCCTTACCATAAAAAGCATCACTATCTAATAAAGCCTTAGGAAATGGAAGTTTAAATATAGTTGCCCCAATAGTTGAAGGTGTTATCTTCCCATTTTTGATTAAAGTTTTCCTATCTAACCTAGATTCCAATGTACTTTCAATATTTACTGACTGACGCATTTTATTCAATAATCGAGATGGATGTGTTAATACTGCTCCTACAGAAGGATCAACAAAAGATGTTGAATCTTCTTGTTCAGTTATAGTACCTGAAATCAATCCGATCTGTCCTGGCTGAGAATTAGAGACTCCGCCAACCTCATCAATCCTACCTGTTAAGGGTTGGTGAATTGGTGTAGCGTCATCCTTAACTCCCATTTGTTCACGTTCAATTAGAATTCTCCTTGTCACTCTTCTGTGCTTCTTCCATCTAGGCTGTCTTCTCTTAGCACAGGGCCACATCTCGCAATCATAGTCCGTCCATTCTCCATTTCTTCTATCTATACAAACCCCACACTCAGTTTCTGGATCTCTACATCCATCATCACAATCATTCCAGAAATTCATCCATAGTTCTAAGTCAAAGTCTTTTTCAGAAATAATACATTTTCGTCTATGAGCTCTAACCTCATGGCAATGAAGAAGTTCACCACAAAGATTACAAAATCTATTGCCATTCGCCCAAAATTCATAAACTCCCGCATAGTCACGTCTCAACCTCATTGTCAAATCCATTATATCTCTATATGAATAATCTCCAAAAGGGGTTGGTGCGCTTCCATCTGGTTCTGTACTATAATCGCCATCAAATCCGGTTTCATTTTCCAATATGCAAAAAGAATTATCATTTTCTTTTCCAAGGTCGTCATCAGTAGATTCTGTTTTGTTTCTAAAAAGAGAATCATGTTTCATCAATTTATTCAAAAACATTGCAGTCCAACGTTCATCATATGCAGTATTTTCAAATATGTCAATAATTTTCATCAATTGTTTTCTAGACATCTTCCTTTCTCTATAAAGTTTAAAATTACAATCCAATATGCCATTCAGCACACTGTCTGGTATTCTCAAACTACTTAAAGAAGCCATCTTGTTCATTTCAATAATATCTAAATTCTTTGTTGTACTTTTCATTAATTTCATTTTGGTTTTTATGGTTTTAAATTTAATTGACGGAAAAAGGGTTATTCGACATCGCACTGTTCACTTAAAGAGGTCGTTTCCTCTCTCTAAGATCATTACAAATTATTGTGGCTGTGCAAACCACGATTCCTTAACTCTTACTAGCGTAAACGTTCACTCAACCCAAATGGGGAGTGATATTCCACAAACCGCGCCTAGCCTCAAAGCAATCTTTAACCATACGGCTTTCACCTCAGGGAACGAAATACTTCAATTCTTGTGAACCTCGATGAATCCTAAGATTCATGGGACCGCCAGATACACGTGTGTGTACCTAACAAGCTTCCACGCGCTAAGTGGTGTTTAGACTTTCAGATCCGACTAAAAACAGGGCTGGATTAAGGAATAAGGCATGATATAATATCTTGCGCCCTCAAATCAATAATACATTATTTTTTTTTTATGGCCAAATTGTAAAGAGAGTCCACATTGAATCCAATTAAGGATGTCTCAGTGATTTAAAGATTCTCAACTCTGCCGTCAAACAGACGTTCCACTTCTTTACAATTTGATTTTATTATTTTATATAAAAGACAATACAATATATACATAAACAACACAAATATTAATATAAATAAACAACACAAAATTAAATATAAATAATCAATTCATACACACTACAAACATACAATGATATATATAAATAAAGACGATACAAATAAATCAATATATACACACTATAAATAATTAATACATATTACACAACATAAATTTACATAATAAACATATGAGATTGTAAAATGTACAATTAAATACTAAAACATATAAATAACATACATACAAAATATTAAAATACATCTGAAAATTAAATTACACAAAATAATATAAATATATACAATTATTTACAAACAATATTGCTCCAGTTAGTTCCTTCATCATCGCGTTAGCTCAGTTGGGTAGTTCCTTTCCACAATATTGGGTTTACATTAACTCCAGTTAGTTCCTTAATAAATTAAGGGTAGTTCCTTTCCATTAATGTAAATTTAAAATTTGGTTTTGCTAATTTTACTTCTTAGCAGAAGTTTGGTGGTCGATTATCGTACGACCGAACGTTAAA